TGGCCAGAAACTTGGCCACGTCGAATACGCGCCGGGCCGGTCCTCGTCCCTGAGCCGCGAGGAGCAGGCGGAGGCTGTGAGCGAACGGCCGAGGCCGAGGCATGCGTATCTGCCCCCTGAGCAACTGGCCGAGGCGCGTCGTCTCGCCGCGAGGAACACGCCATGATCTCGTTGCTCGTCACTCTCCTGATCCTGATCCTGATTTTCGGCGTCGTCTGGTGGATCATCACCCTGCTGCCACTCCCGCCCCCCTTCGGCCTCGTCGCTCAGGTGCTGGTGGCGCTGATCCTGCTGATCGTCCTCGTGAGCTACCTACTACCCCTCGCCGGGCACCCAGGGCTGTCCCTCCGATGACCGACAAGCCGGTACACCCAACCCTGGACTTTCATTTCGGCCTTGAAGCTCTCGGCAACATCGAGATATCCGAGCGCGGGAAGGAAACCAGCGTCGGCACGTTTCCTAATTCCGTCGTGCTCGCCCAAACCGACGAACACCGCATCAATATTTCCATCACTGTCGATGATGAGGTTGGACCAGCCATTCGCATGGACGCCTATCACTGCGAAAACCCCGAGACCGGCCTGGGATACCATGCTCACATGAGCATCCCCCTCGACAGAAGAACCGCCGGCGCCTTCCACAAGGCCCTCGGCTATCTGGTGGACATGCTGTGATCGACATGCCCCGTGCCGCCCACCAGAGCGCGCTACAGGCCCGTTCACGGGTGGGGCCGCTACCCCAGGTGCCGGAACCGCCAGAGCGGCCCTGGCGCGTTCCTGGGGGCGCCGCGTGAGCTATGAGCCACGCTCACATCATCGTTGACAGGCAACCGGATACAGGGTTAGATCCCCGGCCACAGGATACGGGGCCAGCCCGCGTTGTGGCCCCTACGCCTAGCGGACGCCGTTCAGGCCCTCGCTGGTTCGTCGTCGCAACCTATCCCCAGGCCGAGCGCAAAGCCGCCGCCAACCTCGTCATGAACGGCTATGACGCATGGCTGCCGCTCGTTACCGTCCGCCGCCGCGATCGCGTCATCTGGTCGCTCTGGCACGAAGTCGAAGTGCCGCTGTTCCCGGCATACCTGTTCACACGGTTCGATGCTTCGACCACTGAATGGGGGCCGATCAAATACATCCCCGGAGTGTTTCGCCTGTTCACCACCGCTACCCACCGCCCACACCCCGTGCCCTATGGCGTTGTGGAAGCGCTACAGGCCACTGCCGAGACGCGCCGCAGCGTCGATGCCAGCCGCACGTCATGGCCACCAGGCACCGCGTGCAGCGTCAGCGTCGGGCCGTTCCGTGGACACGATGCCGTGGTGATCGGTACTCGCGATGGGCGAACACTCGTCGGCGTCATGTGCTTCGGCGCAATGCGCGAGGTCTCTGTGAGCAGCGATTGCTTGGAACCAAGGCAATGAGCCAAGCATGGCAGAACGCCATCGGGTGGGTCGGTATAGCCATCGGCCTTTGGCCGCTATGGGGAATACCCGCGTTCTTGATCCTGACAAGGCGATAAAATGGCGGCCAGGCTGAACCCACAGCAAATGGCACGTGAGGGATGGGCCGCCTTGGCTCTACACAGAACACCGCAGCAGGAATACGAGGCAGCGCTGGCGCAATATCACCAAGCGCGGGTGAGGTTGGCCGAAGCTAAGCGCCATTACAATCCAAAGACATCGCCGGAGTTTAAAGCCAAGGCGGCGGAATACCGGGCAAAGCGCAAGGCTGCATGGAATGCGCCGGAAGCCGTGGCGCAGCGTGAGCGCGAGCATCGGGAGTTGGAGCAGAGACTGGCGGATATCGGCCAGGCGGCTATCGAGCGGGACGAGAATATGCCGGACGATCTGCGCATCGTGACGCGCGTCGGTAAGTCGGCGGATTGTCTCATGGCGCGGGAATAGAACCGAAAACTACGGTTTGTTGTGGCCAGATCAAGCACCAGCGGACAAGGCAGGCCAAAGGGCGTTCCGAACAAGATCAATGGCGATCTTCGTGGCATGATCCTCGGCGCGCTCGCCGGAGCCGGCGGCGAAGCCTACCTCCAGCGCCAGGCTGATCAGAACCCCGCCGCGTTCCTTACGCTTATCGGCAAGGTGCTCCCCACCCAGGTGACAGGCGCAGACAACGCGCCGCTGTTCCCGAAAATCACGGTGCTCTTTGGCGACACGGACCACAGAGACTAAGGCTCGGTTTCCTCCGAAACTAAAGTGCCTATTCAAGCCAGCGCGCTACAAGATCATCCACGGCGGGCGCGGCGGCGGCAAATCATGGTCAGTTGCGCGGGCACTTCTCCTCGCCGGCTACAACGATCCGATCCGCGTCCTTTGCGCTCGCGAGTTCCAAGCCTCGATCAGCGATAGTGTGCATCGCCTGCTGTCTGATCAGATCGATGCGTTGCACCTCAACGACTTCTACACGATTGAGAAGGCCACCATCTTCGGCCGCAACGGCACCGAGTTCCGCTTCGCCGGCATCAGCAACAACGTGCAAGCCATCAAATCATTCGAGGGCATCACGCATTGCTGGTGCGAGGAAGCCGAGAACATCCGCAAGCGCTCATGGGAAACGCTGATACCAACGGTGCGGCGCGACGGCTCCGAAATCTGGGTCACCTTCAATCCACAGCTTGAGACCGACGAGACATATCAACGCTTCGTCGTGAAGCCGCCACCGTCCGCCGTCGTGGTACGCCTGAACTGGTCAGACAATCCATGGTTCCCGCCTGTGCTGCGGGATGAAATGGAACTGCTGAAGGAACGTGACGAGGACGCCTGGCTCAATGTGTGGGAAGGCCACCCACGGCAGAACCTCGATGGTGCAATCTATGCCGCCGAGCTACGCGCCGCACAGGATTCCGGTCGCATCTGCAAGGTCGCATACGATGCCACCAAGCCAGTGCATACGTTCTGGGATCTCGGTTGGGCTGACAACACCTCCATCTGGTTCGCACAGGTCGTAGGCTTTGAATATCGTGTCATCGATCACCTGTCCGGCTCGCAGCGTCCGTTGCAGGCGTATCTCGTGGACCTGCAAGCCCGCGGCTACGTCTATGGTACGGACTGGCTGCCGCATGATGCGCGCGCCAAGCAACTCGGCACCGGCCGGAGCATCGAGGAACTGATGCGTGCCGCCGGCCGCACCGTTCGCATCGTGCCAATGCTGTCCGTGGAGGATGGTATCAACGCCACACGCACCATCTTCGCGAACTGCTGGTTCGACGCCGAGAAGTGCAGCGAAGGGCTGCAATCGCTGCGGCATTATCGCTACGAACTGGACGAGAAGAACGGCACATTTAAGAAGGTGCCGCTGCACGACTTTGCCAGCCACGACGCCGATGCGTTCCGCTCGTTGGGCATCTCGCTGAAGGCGAAGGAGGATCGAAAGCCATCGCCGCTTGCCGTCACCGTGCCGCTGCACGGCGGCTCCGCTTCGTGGATGGGGCTGTAGTGGCCCGAACGCGAGTCCGTGCGGGAGACGCAGCCATCTTACGCGAGGCTCGGGCGAGGTTTGAGCGATGTGTGGCATGGGAGTCGGTGGCGAGAGATAACGCCCTTGCAGACCAAAAGTTTGCCGAGGGGGACAGCTATAATGGGTATCAATGGGATCAGGCTGTTCGGAATGCCCGCGCTGGCAGGCCGTGTCTAACACACAACAAAGCCAGGCAGCATTGCCTACAGATTGTGAATGATGCGAGAAGCCACAAAGCCCAGATCAAGGTCACACCCACGGGCGGCGAGGCGACATACGAGGCGGCACAGATCTTCGCCGGCATCATCCGGCGCATCGAGTATCAGTCCAAAGCCGTCGATGCCTATTCCACCGCGATCTTTCATCAGGTCCAAACCGGCGTCGGCTATTGCCGCGTCGTGACGGACTACGCCGACGAAAACAGCTTCGACCAGGACATCTACATTCGCCGCGTGCCGGACCCGCGCACCATCTACATCGATCCCGATGCCAAGGAATACGACAAGTCGGACATGATGTTCGCGTTCGTGTTCGAGGACATTCCGCGCGATGCGTGGGAGGCGGCGCACGGCAAGGACGACGTGCCGGAGCCTGTCGCACTCGACAATATGGGCGAGCACTGGAACAGCAAGGACCATGTGCGCGTTGCGGAATACTGGCGCCGCGGCGATGTGGACGACACGCTGCACCTGATGCCGGACGGCTCGACGGTGCGTGAGAGCGACGTTGAAGGCGACGAACTGGATGGGGTCAAGGCAGCCAGCGTGCAGTCGCGCGCGGTGTCGGAGCCCGAGATCGAGTGCATCCGCCTGGTCGGCAACCGCGTGGACAAACGTGAGGAATGGCCGGGGCGGTACATTCCGATCGTGCCGTTCATCGGCGAGGAGACGGTCATCGACGGCGTGATGGATCGCAAGGGCCACACGCGGGCGCTGATCGGCGCGCAGCAGACCTACAACTACATGGCCAGCCAGGCCGTCGAGCAGGTCGCGTTACAGACCAAAACCCCGTTTGTCGGCGATGTGCGCGCGTTCGAGGGGCGGCCGGAGTGGAACCACGCCAACACGGCGAAC